ACTTGATACTTGTGAATAATTATAGTAAACAGAACTATTCAGTTCGACATAGAGAATTTTAAGGTCAGTTATTTTTTGATTTATACCAGATACTGTAAATTGCTTTAACTTTGATAAAATTTGTGTCTTATTAAAATCCGAAACAAATGTTCCATTCTTTGGTTTAATACTAATCTGAACCGTACCGAACTCGGGAGGATTCATTTCTTCTCCACCAACTACTGATACCGATTCAGTATCTGGATATATTCTTTTTATAATTGCTTCATAGTCTCTTGATGTAACAGCTCTGTATTGAGACGAATATAATCTTGGTGCATAATATTTAATTGAATCTATTGGTTCAATATCCCCACCATTGATTGATGATTGATTAGTTGTAATCGTAACAGTTCCTGGATCAATAACCGCACCAGTCGCAGTTTCTAGTGTTCCAGAGAATGAGAAACTAGAAGCACCATTTCCATCTCTTCCATCTGTAATAATATAGTTGGCAGTAATTATAGTTCCATCAGAACCAACAGCATCTCCCAATTTTTTACCAATAAGACCATCACCAAATCTAAGTTCATATTTTTCATCTTGGACTTCATTGATAAAATAAATTCTAGAGTTTTTATCTACATCAAAAATATTTTCTGAAAGAAAATATTCAATACCTTTTTCGGATGCTAATTTTCCAATATAAACTTTAAGTGTTGATGTGTCAATAAATGAATTATTTAAAACAAATCTTTGGTCTAAAGATCCATCATATTGAAATTGTTTGGTTAAAAATATTCCCTGATAAACATTGAGGTTATTGAAAGATGCTATACCATCCACAACGTTTGCTGTAACGTCTTCTGACACGGCAAAGGTATATGTAGTATCATTAGCACTCCCTACACACACTATGCCTGCCTTAAGGGTCAATGTAGGAGTGTCTGTGCTAGTTGTTACATTAAAAGATATCTGTGCCGTTGATGCGACTCTGGAACGGGGAACATATCCAATGTTACCAGCAAGAGAAACTACATTCTCTCGAAGAGTTGCTGAATCCAAAAAGGATTCATTCACAACCATATTCGAATTGAATGCAGTAATGTAAGTATTATATGCTAACGTATCAATTAAAACTGAAAAATTTGATCCTTCAAAGTCAAAGTCCGTGAATGTAGAGTTAGCACGGAGGTAATCTTTGATAGAAGTTTTTATCTGATCAAAATCTAGATTTGTATATTTTGTAAAAGGCATTTTATCTGGTTGCCTCTAGGAGGAATGAATATTCTTGTGTCGGAAACTCTTGACCAATAATATCAAATATAACTGTTACATTAAATGTATTTTCGTCTGCTATTGGATCTACCTGAACGATCAAATTTTCGACTCTATCTTCAAAATTATTAATTGCAATTTCAATTTGGTCCTGAATAACTGATGCAGTACCAAAATCAACGAACTCGAATAGGCTTCTTCTTACATCAGATCCCAACAAAGAGTTAAAAAATCTCTCTGTTGGGATAGTTTCTACTATATTTCTTACGGAACGACGAATTGCGTTCTCATTTTTTAAAACAGGAAGGTCTTTTGTCACAGGATGAGGCTCAAAAGATAAACTAATGTCCTTAAAAGCCCGTGATATCCTCTGAATTGCCATTGTTAAAGAGTTTTCTTAATTATATTTATACTCTATTCCTGAAGATTCTTCTGTCCTTTCTTCAAATCATCGTGCATAATCTCTTGAAGCACTTTTTCTTCTGGATCATTTGTTTTTTTAGGTAATGACCAGTAATCTGTGGTCAAACTTGTTGTTCCCCACACTTCTTTCATGTAACTTACACTTCCATCAACCGGTGAATTGCTCATTTTGCTCCTGATTGGTAAAATCAGAACTTTTTGAGGGGTTACTATCCCTATTCTTATTTATTTTCACCCTCTTCGGATGAATTTTCACGTTCCTGTGCAGTCTTCCAGAAATATTCGTCCTCACGTCCCATTCCAAGTCGTTCAAATCCATTTTCAACCTGATAATATTGAGTTGAAACCTTAAAATCCGGCATTTTTGGTTCGACAGGTGTTAAACTATTGTCAAAAATACGTAATCTATTGTTTGGATACAGTGCATACTGCCCATTCTCAAGTTCAATTAGGTTATGAGACTTATGTTCGGCAGGATTTTCACTGGTAGCCCAATCAACTATAAGTACCTTTGACATTGCCATAGTCACGGGTATAGCATTCAAAGTCCATTGATCCAATAAATTTCTTATCCACCGAGACAACCCCGTAGTCCATGCAATTCCAAAACTGTAGGTTTGGTAAGTTCATGTCCGGACTTGGTGTCTCAGGGTCTGCTACAAAGGCACTGATAGGCAATTTATCATACATTGCCGCATATTCTGGTAGATAAGTCTCAAAATAAAAAGCACGTCCAGGAATCGATTTAACCGATACCCAAACGCCCTTTACAAATTCACCATGTCCACTTTGATGGTCCGTTAGATATTCCTTACGAACCCATACTTCTTGTGATGGAAGATTTGCAATCAAACAACTCATTTTTTCTTCTTAGGTTTGGAACATTTTTTAGGCGTCAAAACGTTTTTACAACGTTTATCAGGTTTTGATTTGCCATTCTTATGTATCCAACGTCCCATTAACCCCGTCCTTGTCCACGATATACTTTACGCTTCCCATTACGAGAAGTCGCGGCATATTTTGTGTGCTTCCCACATCCCTGACGAGTTTTTTTCGGTTTGGCTTCCACAAAACCATTACCACTCAATCCAATCTTTGAACGCACTGCCATAATAACTCCTTAATACTTTGTGATTTTTGTTTCTAGATCTTGTGGTCTTGGAAAACCTTTCTGATAATACTCTACCGAAAGGTCCTCCATCTTATCAAAATACTCCTCCTCCGTCAAGTTCTTATACAGAACTTTCCCTTTATGGAGAATTGTATATTCTGTCAGTCCCATCAGATGACTCTTGTCTTCTCGTGCCCAACTCTGATACGTGGATCGCACCAAATCTCAAAACCCGCTTCGATAGCATCGAGACAGAATGATACATCCTCTCCACACATATCCTGTACCTCCCCACTCTCAAAGACCTGCATCTTAGGCGCAAACCATGGATACTTCATTCCATCATTCTCAAAGACTCCATGCTTAATTAGCAACCATCCAAATCCGGCATAGTCTACAGTGAAAGGTTTACGTCGCTTTGAAATACTCTCCCCAGTCTCATGATTCATCACTCCACCACTCTTACGGAAGTCGTCCTCATCTAACCAATGTGCAACTGAAGTCGTCTTACCATCTTCGGTCATATACCATCCACTTGCAATATCTTGATCCATTAGAACCAATTGCCAAAACTTTTCAGTATTAAAAACAATATCACTATCAATCCATAATTGCCAATCATAATTTAACTTACCATCCCATGGAATTTGATCCGGTCCTCGCAATACATTCGCACCTAAACATTTGCATCTTGCAAAGTTTACCATCGATGAATAATCTTGCGAAATCTGGATACTGGCACCTGCTTGTACTAAATCAAAACAAAGTTGTACAAAGTTTTTGAGATACGTATAAGAAACTCCTCTACCAGGTAAACAAAAGACAATGGACTTGCCTCTTACCATTTCCTTTGCTTTCTCATAGTCCCATTCTGGAGCACTCTCAGTTGCTTTGGGAGTCTTTGCTTTTACTGTAAATCCTTTAGCCATAACTTTAAATGAACTACATCACTATCATAACACTCTATCTATACTCAGTCAAGACTTCGGTACTCAGTCAATACTTCGAATTACAATACAATCATTCTCTACCTCTATATTTACTTCTGTTCCCTCGTACCACCCCTTCTCATCACATACCCATTCCGGTATCGTAATAATATATTCCCCACTTACTGGGTCGATCTCTACAGTCGTAAAATTTTCTGCGGAATTTTTTTGCATATCTTTGAACCTTGTACCTTGTTTTTATATATGAAAATTTTTTTTTGTGGGGAGGTCTTGGAGATTCTTGGTGGGTCTTGGTGGGTCTTGGTAAATCCTTAGAGGTTTATATCTAAAGGTCGATCTGGGTCGTTTATAGCCTCAAGGGACCCATGGGTTTTATATACGGCACCCCATAATACCGCAATAACT